CTTTTAGAGGTCATCTTTCGGAAAAGGATGAACCCAAGGTTAGACCAGTTTGGATATATCCTTTCGAATTAATTCTATTGGAGGCTCCATTTTCAGTAGAGCTCACCAAAAAGATGATGATAGACAAAGAAGGATTACTCCATTTTGGAAAAGATAGTCTCATTAGATTAGGAGACGTCATGGCTTGGCCGCTCAACACGGCTGGTAAAGTAGGTGTTACACTAGATTGGAAGAGCTTCGACTCTACCATTCCTCCATGGCTAATTAAATTAGCATTCGAGGTAGTGTGGTCAACTTACGAATTTAAAAACGATAGATCGAGAGACAAATATAGACGGATATTCAATTTTATTATTGAGTGCTTCATCAATACGAAGATCATGCTTGCAGACGGCTCTGTGTATTAGAAATCACACGGAATTCCATCTGGTTCAGGCTTTACGTAATTGATTGGCTCAATTGTCAATATTTTAGTTACTCGCACTCTATTCAAAAAACAAGGCGTTACGGCATTAAGAGATCGATTCTTAGGCGATGACAGTTATTCATTATTTATGGAAGCTGCCTTTCGACAATTGAACTTCTCAAAATTATCAGAAGATGCGAAGAAATACTTTAACATGATTCTTCATCCTGATAAGATCAAGGTTGCTCACAGTAGAGATGAAGTGACTTTCCTTGGATACAAGACCAGACATGGTCGTTTGTATAGACCGTAAAAAGAATGGTTTCTTAGGGTATTATATCCCGAAAGATTCACAAAAGACAGACATACAGCTGCCTCAAGATTACATGCAATGTATATTTTAGGAGGAGTTAATGATGAGATGTTTTGTCAATATTATACATTCTTCTGCCAAAGATACCAAATCAATAGAATAGTGTTCAATCCCGGTAGAATAACACTAAGATAGCTATAGATGATGGGCCTTCCCATCAAGTAAGGAAAGACTTACAGTCTAAAGCATTTCGGACATCCGCTGGATGTAGTGACATTATCTACAATGCATTCTGAATTAAATAATTTCAAGTGATCATACGACACTTGCATACCCACTAAAAGGGC